ATTAGAAGCTCGTTTTGCTTTTTTAATAGCATTATCAGCTTTTGCACTAGACCTGACGAGTTTGCCAATCATTTTTTGAGACCCATTAACCCCTTTAGCTATTCTGCCCAATTTTCCTGCTCTTAAAGACCATCTTGCAGCAGTTGTTGCTAAAGATGCTCCTCCTGTAGCTGCTGCCCAAATACCTTCTGATACAATTGCACCTACTGTAAAAGCTATACCATTCGGCAGATCATTTGCCCAAAAGTTAGCAGTACCTAAAGACTGGCCGAAATTATAATTCTGCTCTTCTTTAGAATAAGCATTAGGTAAAGTATACTGTAACCTTTCATTAAACTCGTCAAGGCTTTTATTGAAATCGTCAGTGTAAAGTGCCTCCATTTCGAAGCCACTATTTATAAAATTGTATGCTCCTGTAATCGAGCCTATTGTTGAACCAGCAATAGTAGTAGCTATTTGTGCTCCTGCTTTAGTAAGACCATTCTTCCACTTCTCACCTGTAGATTGTTGTCTGGCAAACCTCTCCATATTATCGGTGCCATATCTATAGTCTTTAAATTTAGGCAAGTAATCACCCCCTACATTTACATAAAGCTCGTCTAAGTCAACAGCTCTGGTCATAGATATTTTATTATCTTTTTCAAAATAAGATCCTAAAATTGCTTGGTCTCCCTGAACTTCATTTATGTAATCTTGAGAGGTAAAAGATTTATTTTTTCCCTTCTCATAAATATCTGTTACCATAGGTTTAAGGCTAGGGGATATATTATCTTCTGATACCATACCTTCTAGACCTTCCTTTAAGTAGTCTGGTTGTTTTTTTTCTTCTGCCATTTATAGTTGGTCTAATATTTTCATAAAATCAATAAGTCTTCTTCCAGGGAATCCATCATCTTTTTTTAAATCTGATGCCATTATTTGAAGATACTGGGATAGAAATACTTGTGGGGCAACATTGAAAGTTTTACTAATTTGTTCTTGGTCCATTCCTGATAAATCTAAACTCCCTACCTGCTCTTCATTTTCCTTATTCTTAAAATAGATTTTAGCGTATTGTTCATTTCCTTTTTTCTTATACTTAACAGAGAATTTGTTTGAGTTTTCAAATACTTTTTCAAAGACATTCTCCATATAGAAATTTGCTTGGTCTTCTGGTAAAGAGTTTCTTATTACGCCGTACGCTCCATCTTCTGTTGCTATACCTGCAAGGTTTGGATTAAAGTTAAAAAATTCTGTATAGGATTTAACAATCTCCACATCTTCACCTTTTGGATAAGACAAAGAAGGCTGTGTATCTTCAAAGTTAGAATTAAAATTTAATTGCCCAGCAACTTCCAAATCATCTATCCTGCTTGCTAATTCAGGCATTGCTTGTCTGAATTGTGTAGCGTCTACCCTTACTTTGTCAAAAGCACTCAAAGATTCTATTTTCTTTTTGTCATAGTTAGCCTTTCTTTCTACATTTAGCTGACGTATCACATACATATTGGGATCTGTTGGGTCTCTAAATATTTCAAGAGTTCCTTTATTATTTAAGTCTATTAATCCCTCAGCATCACCAGAGCCTATAAGTCTCTTCGCAGCTATCCATTGTGGACCAGGCTCACTAGGTTTTAGAGGCGGATCTAAAATTATTTTTTTAGGGTTATTTACTCTAACTTCCTCCTCTCTCCTAACTTTGTCAACTTCTGAAATTACATTTTTTCTGCTAAAAATATTTTTTATACTGAAGTCATCAGAGAAAGAGTTATCTGTAAAAGTTTTAAGAGGGTTTGCGGATGTTTCTGAGTTAGATCTATCACCTGGTCTCCCACCTGAATAGTCATTTACACCTAATCTTTTTTGTATAGCTTTATAACTTTCTGTTCCTTTTGCATCAGGGTTTAGTTCTATCTTGTAATTTTCAACAGCATCCCCTAAATGTTCTAAAACATAGTTTTCATCTACTTCTCTGTAGTTGTCTTCAACAGGTTGTGAATCATTACTACCTAAAGTAAAAATATCCATTATGCTATTGTTATTAGCAGGTGGATTAAAAATACTAGTATCTGAAACAGAAAATATAAAAAGGTCTGTCATTTTTAAATCTTCTCCGAAATTAGAAGATAAAGTTTTTAAATTGTGCAAATCCTCTTTACTAAATCTCCCAACTACTCCTGATCCTTTTAGTGCTCCTCCTATGCTGGTAACTCTCCCATCAAGGGATGTGTTTGTTTCTGACAAAGCAACATCTGCTAAAAGTTGCCCTCTAAAGTCAGCACCCTCTTCTGATGCTGTAAATTTTTGAAAGTCTTCTTTATTGGTTATTCCGTTGGGGAAGCCTTGTTCGCTGCCAACTTCTTTTTCTAAATAGTCTTTTGAGTGCATTGCTGTACCATCCTCCAGCACTATTTTAGTATCGTCAAAAAATCCCTTTTCAGTTACCGACTTGTATATTGTAGAGTTTTCTGTACTCCATAAATTTTTTGTACCTTCTTCATAACCTTTCTTATCTACCCTACTTTGCATTTTGTGGTCAGACCTAGCTTTTCTTGTTTCATGTAAATAGTTAAGAGACTCTAGACTACCTGATTTCAAAGCATTTACTTCGAATGCTTTAAATCTAGCTTCTGTTTTTGACAGCCCCTCTTCCATATACCCTTTTGCTAGTGCCTCAGTGTCTTTTCTTAATTCCTCTGGCAAAGTAGACATTCCTGAATTTAGAGTAGAGTTATAAGTGTTTTCTATTTCTGTTGCTGCTCTCAAGAAATCTTCGGCTTTTATCTCTTTAATATTCCTAGCGGTCATGTCTAAAACGTTTACTCCAGGCATCTCTTGATCGTATAATGCCCTCGTTGTTCTATCTGCTAAATCCTCATCGAAAGATATTTCTTCAGAAGGGTCTGACCCAGCAATACTTGCTATAGACTGTATGGCTCGGCTCATTACTATTGCCTTTCCTGTTGCAGTCATGTCGTAGTCTTGGTTCATTTCTTGCTGACTCAACTTGGCTATGCTCTTTTCAAAAGCTTCTATGTCTTTTTTGTGCTTTGCAGTCGTTGCTTTGTCTGGTTGTCCAGTTTTTAACTTGCTTTTAAGCCCATCTATCTTCTTTTGTATGACTTCTTTTTCAGCAGATATTGCTTCGCTTTTGTATCTTATAAGGTTTGTTTTATCCCATTGGAACATAGCTCTGCCATCTATTTCCATTTGTGTTTCCATCTGAGGGGTTATCCTTTGTGGTAAAACGTCAATCCATTGACCAGCAGTAAGGTTGTCTATAGTTACTTTTGTGATTTTGCCAGGAATATTTGGGTCTTCTATATCTACAACTCTTGATCCTTGAATTTCTTTTAGTCCTTTTACTGTAGCTACAAGTTCTGCTTTGTAATCTGTATAAGAAGAGTAAGATAATGCTCCTAAATCAGAGTCGGCATCTCCATTAAGATATTCTTCTAATCCTGCACTTTTTATTGCATCTTGATAGTTGTCTTGACTAAAGTTCCCATCTTCATCTTCCATAACAGCTTGAACTGATCTATTGAAGTTGTCAATCTGTTGTCCGTATCCTATGTGTTTTATAGCCTTGTCGTCTAATGCTGAACTTATTGTAGAGATTATTTTTCTTGTGCTGTCTCTACTTCCTATATCTGAGGTTCTTAAACTTTGAGTTTCTTGTATAACTTTGTTTACTCTATCATTTAAGTACTGTCTCGCATCATCGTTTTTAATCATAGATGCTTGCAAACCCATTTGGGATAGTGTCTGGTCTATCTTTTGTTGATTAGCATCAAACTGTCCTTGCTTTTGCTGTAGGACACTTATAGCTAATTCTGAATCAAATGTTGATTGTGGTTCTCCGTACTGGTGAACTATACCGTATGCATTTGCCATATCTTATTTTATATTTTCTTCTTTAATTGTATCTGCTGTAAAGACTCTGCAAATATACACCTTTATCTTTAGTAATTAAAAATTGTTAACTTTACCCCTTTTTCTTAAGGGTTAACTTTTTACTACTTTTTTTATTTTTACTAACAGCTTTTTGTTTATCCTTCTTTGCTTTAGGTTTTTTTATTTTTAAAGTTTTTTTCTTTTTAGGGCCTCCATCTTGAAGTTGAGGTATCTCCAATACTTCTGTTGCTCCTTTAAAATGGTATTCTTTTTCAGGTTGCATCATTATTTCTTCCCCTGTGTTTGCTATACCTAATACAGGGTATTTTATACCCTTCATAGTTATTTTACCATCCTTTGTTGGTACTTTTACTGTTTGCTCAGGGTAGTCATATAATCCATTTTCTGAGATTGGTACTTCGCCTCCATCCTGCATTTCTGTTTGACTTGCTGCACCTATACTTATACCAGTAAAAGCTCCCGCAGAAAGTCCCTTACTATATGTATTAACGTGAGATCTAGATTTATGTTTATAATTTTCAGGAGTAATTCTTCTACTATCTACCACATCTAGTATTTTCTCTCCAGGTTTAGATACATGTATATAATGAGCATAGTTTAATCCTTTTAAACGGTTTTCAACCATATCATTAAGTACGTCTGAATCTAAATCTTTTACCTCTTTAAAAAACTCGTCTACTCTTAGCTTTTCACTTGCAGCATTTCTATTAGGGTACTTCTTATCTAACCTTTTTAAAATAGGCTTAATTTTATCTCTTAATTCATCAGTCAGTTTAGGATATTCTTCTGGCTTAAGCTTTAAATCTTGTTTAAGCCTACTTAGTAGACGGTCTTTTGACTTCATTTCTGTCTTTAACAACTTATTATCTAGTATATCAGATCTATCAACTACTTTTATTTTATTAAAATTAATTTTCTTTAGTCTTTTTATTTTATCCTGTACAAATGAAATAAAACCGACTGCCACATCTCTATCTTCAAGACTTTTTTGTTCTTCTTCCAGTTCTCTTATTAATTTGTTTTTCCACTCACCTAGTTCTTTTTTATCTCCTCTTTTTATAATATCCAGATGATTTACTAATGACTTTTCAGGAACTAATTCTTTTGTAATATCTTTTCTACCTGAAAAGTATTTAATATCTTGGTTAAATTTATCTTTTTTATACTTTAATCGGTTTTTATCTACCCAATCTTTTCTTGATGCAGATGAAAAGTCTGTTGGTAACTTAACTTTCATAACATAGCCATCCCCATAAGTATATCCTTCTGCTGTTTTAAAAGAGTTACTAGTATAGAGAGCATCATAACCTCTACTAAATACATCTTCATCCATAGAAACTCTGTTATATCCTGTATCAATAGGCGAATGTGTCCCCATATATTCTGCTGCTTCTTGAGGATTCTTCTTCCAATCAATTCCCTTGCTTTCTAAATGCCTTAATATTTGAGGGTTTTCTACTTCAATTTTTTCCCAGTTTGTACTTACACCTCTAGCAAATGTATTTTCTTCGTCTACCATTTTCTTTATAGCTTTATCTGTTAAATCATTAGACTTAGCAATTTTTTTTATGTCTTTAGGGAAAGTATAGTTAATTTCTTTAGCAATTTTTCTTGCGTATTCTAAGTCTTTCAAATTATTGGAGATACTATTTACAGCTTTAGGTAAAACTTTTTGAGTTTTTTTAGTTGCAGTTCTTAAGGCATTTTTAGCTAATCCTCCCCCTATAATATTAGCAGGGTCTACTACAACGTCCATCCCTATATTAGCTGCGTTTTCTAAAAACCCTTGTGGGTCTTCATATCCTAAAGTTTGAGAAGGGACTCTTTGTTTTCCAGGGTTTAAGGCGTTTGCAAGATTGTATTCCTTACCTCTTAAGCCCTCTATTCCTTCGACCAATGCAGATTGAGGTGCTTGCATTGAAGCTAGGGGCATATCTACTAACATTCCCTGTACTAAACTTTTAGCCTTATCAGTATTGAATCCTTCTCCATCTCTTGCTCTAGCCCTTATTTGGCTTCCTATAGGAGAAGTATCTCTAAAATACTCTTTGTCTTGTGCAGATAGTTGATTGTAATAAGGGTATTCTTCTAAAATATTTTTTCCTGTTCTATTATCTGCTGTCACTACTACTTCATCTAATTGATTAGGCACATCTCTAAATCTGCCCTCACTGTAAGCCTTTTCATATTCAGGTGTTCCATAATCTACTGAACTCCTTTTCTTGCCTCCGTCTTGAGCCATTACCATACCAGAATTTTCGCTTGTTGAAGCTACAGTGTTTAACGCCTCTATAATTTTGTCATCGTCAAAAGTCTTATAAAAATTGTCGTTCTTTAAATCTTTATTTTTATCTATTATTAATTTTAACTGTTTTTTATCTATCTGCTCACCTGGCTTTAAACCTATCTTTTCCCTAAACTCTGCAAAGTTTGCATAAGATTCGTGACCCATTGACATATACTTCTTAATATTTGTCCAGTTATTTTTTTTATTTTGTTTAAAAGGATTTCCTAAAACTTCTTGAATCTTTCCAGACATTCTTGCATCTATTCCACTTGCATGTATTGATTCATGAATACCTGCTTCTTTGTCAGCATAAAACATTTCGTGTGTTTCATTATAGTACTGTCCTTTATTACTTGCACCAGAAGGTATTGGTATTCTTTTTGCAGATAATCCATACTTAATAGAGTTATCTATCTCTTCATCTGTCATCCCAGACTGTTCTTTAAGTCTTTGTCTTGTTATAGGATCATCGTACCTGTCTTTAAATCCTTTTTGTACTTCATTATTTATAAAGCCTTCGAATTTATTTTCATCCGAAGTAGGGCTCATTACATAAGGTCCTTGTTTATTGTTATAGTTGGGTATCTCGTTACTTGCATCCACATAGAGAGGTACATTAGGATCATAGCCATTGATATCTGTTCTTACTTTTCTACTAACTGAATGTGATATATTAGGGTCTTTTTGTTGAGGTCCTAGGGGTTCTTTTGATCCGCTTTCACTGCATAAAGGCTGTCCTGGTCCTCCACAACCTTTTCTCCCTCCCTCTTCAAGACTTTGTTTAGGGTAATTTAAACTGCCCTTTGACATGTTTATTAACCCCCCGTTTTCGGCTTCACTTTTTTTTTTGAAGAGGCCATTGCTAAACCTGGATTTTTGTATGCATAATTATCAATACGATATCCGTCTTTAGTTACTAAGTTTCCTTCAGCATCTAAGTCAAAATTTTCAAAAGCTTTGTTTATTGTGTTCTGTCGTCTTTCGTCATTAAATTCTGCTACCCTAGTCTTTCTGTTAAAATCTAGAAATGTTTTCACATTCTCCTCAGTTAAGGACTCGGCAGTTTGCTGTCTTGCCTCGAAACTTGACATATTTTGATTATTGGCATTTTGCTCGTTAGCTTGGATCTGTACATTTTGAGACTCAGCATTATTTAATATCTGATTATTTTGTGTATCTACTCCAGATATAATCTTTTGATTAGCTAGTTGTGTTTGTGCTGTTATCTGTGCTATAACAGAGGCTCTTTGTGCATCTGGTAATTGTTGAGCTACTTTTATAGAAGCTGCTGCCCTACGCTCATTTTCTTGAATCATTTGGTCTGGAGACATAAGGTTTGGATTAACCCTATCGAATCTAGTATTTGCTTTAAACTGGGCATCAACTCCTGTAGGTGGTAAAACAGATTGGTCTGGTCTTCCTTGAAAGCCTTGAAGTTCTTCTTCCTCTTCTGTAACTTCCTCTTTTTCTCCTTTTCCTGTTTCTTCGTTGGAACCGTAGGGGTTTTGGTTATTTTCATCAGTAAGTGGTAAAAATGCACCTGCTGTGTCATCTCCAAACTTTCCATCAAGAACTAATTTTGTACCATCCCCAATTCTTTTATTATACTGCTCTTGAAAGTCTTCAGTTTTTTCCTTTGTTGGTTGAAAGTCTGTGAAGTTATACCAAGGGTTATTTTTTATTGTCTCTAGAAAATCTCCTTTTGTTATATTATCATACACTCTGGAACCGTTTATTTCTTTTAAAGGTTGGTCTGAGGGTATATCTTTTAAAGATTCAACAAAACTTGCATAGGCCTTTTCATTTTCTTCTGTAAAATCCTCTTCCCCTTCACCAACTTCACCCGCATCCTGCATCATATTTTTAGGTCTATCTACTTCCCCTCCATACGCCATTTCAGCTTGTTCTCCTTCCTTGGGTTCTTTAGAAGCTTCTTGCATATCATAAACTATAGAGATAGCTTCCTCTATTGGCTCTTGTAGTTTGTCCTTCTCTACCTGTATTTTATCTTTTTTCTTGTAGAGTAATTCTAGGTTCAAATTTTTTGTTGAGCTTTCTCCTAACTTTTCCTCTTGCTGTCTTATTCTTGATATAACTTGCTCCTGCTCTTTTATTAGTTTTTCAAGGCCCATCTTTTTATAAATCCTATCTATTGCTGTTGCATAAGTATCTTTTGCCTTAACCTTAATGCCAAATCTATCCCTTACTGCTTTTGCATTGGCTCCTTTTAAATTTAACTTATCGGATACTACTCTATCTCCTTCTTGGAGTTCTACATCTTCTCCACCTTTGGAATGCTTTTTACCCTCTACTCTTATGTACTGTCCATCTGTAGATAGTACATACTCCCCGTCTTCTATCTCTGTGTTTGGTTCTACAGATTGATTGTTACCTGATACTCCTGTTAATACCTCTCCTGTCAATATTCTGTCTTGGTCTACCTCACCACCTTCTTGCTTATACATTTTCTTTTTACCTCCATAACCGTACTCACTATACTCTCCACCTTCTTCAGAAACAGCCTTTACATTATTTACACCACTAGCTTCTTCTTGCTCTTTTCTTCTTCGCTCATCCATTGCAGATTGTTGACTTCTAGCTTGTCCCATACCAGAGAAAAAGTTTCTAGCAGAAGATAAACCAGCACTTACTGCACTTCCTGCTATCATCACGCCATTGCCTCTTTCTACAGCTTGTCCTAGATTATAAAAAGAAGATGTTTCACCCTGCGGTATACCAAAATCCATTGGTGGTTTCTTATCATCTTCCATTGGTGGTTTCTTATAATCTTCCGTTGTACCATTTCCTTTTTCTCCTTCTTTTTCTTTAAAATCCATACCTCTTCCTGTTTCTTCGTTGAAACCATAAGGGTTTTGATTATCTTTAAAAAAGGTGTCTGCTGCTTCGGTTGTAATTCCTTGTTGTTCAATACCCTTACTCTCTAAAAGAGGTCCAGACTCTATCTGTTCTCTCGGTTGTGTTTTCATACTTTGCTGAACAGGCATAGGTTGTATACCTGAGTTTTGAAAATCCATTTGTGGGGTTTGGTACCCCTCTATATCTCCTGAAACTGGAACCGTATTAAAATTATTAGCCCTAGAAGGAGCATCAGACGTAAAATTTGCTGGTGTTGTGCCTTGTGCCTGCCCTGTTTGATTATTCAAATAATAAGGGTCGTACCCCACTCCAAAAGGATTATATTCCGAAGGCGGGTCTTGTGAAGGTAAATCTTTTGGACCAGTGTTACCTCCAAAACTTCCACCATTTTGCATCCTACTGTTCCACATAGCATTAGAGATAGCTATTGCTTGATTCTTAGGTTTTCCCTCAGATACAAGCTTATCAATTTTGTTTGATATCCACTTGGATTTATTTTGGGAATCCTTATACTGTTTACTAAACTTTTTCATTGGTGCGTGTTTTTCTGTTCTGTTCTACAAACTGTAAATCAAAACCTCCTGCTGATATTATATCTACTAATTTGTTCCTTTTTTCTATTTTACTCTTTAATTTATTCTTCCAATCTTCTTGTGACTGAGCTATTTTAGCTTGTTCTATAGCGTTTTTGCGATTCATTTCATCCTGCTTAGTGGCGTTTTGCTCACTTTTTTGATCTGCTAAATCGTCTTCAAATATAGCATTATTATTCGTGTCCTGCAAATTTGTTAAGTATGTGTCTTTTAAATTTTGTGTAGATATATCAAAAGCTAATCCAGATACTTCCTCTTTATATTTTTGAGAGTCATACAGTTCCATAGTTGTAGCTGTAGTTCTGTCCTTAGTCTTTATGTTGCCGTTGTCTTTTATGTAAACTAGGTCTTTATCATTTATGTCTGAATAGGAGTCGTAAAAAACTCTAGCATAATCCTGTCTTTCGTCATTAGCTGCTGTCGGTGCGTAAGGTTTTTCAAAATGTGTAGAAAAAGCTAAGGCAGCTTCTTCTGCTGTTTTTGCCTCTTTCAATTTTCTATAAGCTTTCTTATGAGTATTTTTTAACTCCCAATCCATGTGGTCTAACTGTCCTTCAAGAGTATACATATCATCCCCTTGCATTTCTTTAAGAGTGTCTAATCTTTCTGCTCTCCACTGTGCTAGACCAAAAGAAGGAGACCCCCTATCGTCTGGATTATAGGCATCTACCTTTAAACTAGTCCTTCCTGATTCCTTTACAAAATTTCCTAGTATACCTGCTATCTCATGGTCTTTGTAGCCCTTTTCTCTTAAATAAGTAAAAGCTTTTTGCCTATTGTCTTTTTCTTTTATTTTTTCTTTTACTCTCATTTGTATAGGTTTTCAGACATGGTGGAAATTTCAAATATCTTTTTATGTTCTGTGTCCTCAGATCTTAAGTTTACCAAAAAGGATGTCCCTCTCATTCTTTCTAATACTTTTTTACCTAAAAAGCTAACGGCCTCTGTATTCACTTCTCTGTTGATGTTATTTTCATCGTGAGTTACTAGTGCTTTTATAAGAGACTCATTGGGTACCCTATTATAGAAATAATTAAATCTAAACTCTTCATCTTGTCTAGTCTGAAGTATTCTCTGTGAGTCTTCTTCTAATATTGGATATTGAGACAACTGTCTTAATGTTTTTTGTAAGTCCAGTTTTAATTTTCCTGTTGAGTTTGTTCCGTTGTAAATAAATACACTGTCAAAACCTATGTCTTGGTTCTGATGATATTCCGTTTCTGTCAGATACTTTCTAGAGTCTAGTCTGTAAGCGAAACTTTGTAAATATTTGTTTACCTGCTTATTCTCTATAGGCACTTCTATCTCCCAATCATAACTCTCCCCATTGAAAACTTGGTAGCTCTTGTTAGTAAGTAAATGGGTCCACAGACCTTTTTTAGAGCTATTATTAACTATGTTGTAACCTGTTTGGAAGTAATCGTTGTGGTTTACATAAAAGTTAGGTTTAAAGTCGTAAAAAGATATCCATCCACCAATATCTAGACTGAATGCCATAGTCCAAGATGACTCTCTAAAATACTGCTCATCAAATATGTCTATCTCTGTAACTACGCTTTCTACTATTGGGTCGACAGTATCTGGACAAATACAAGTAGCAAAACCCTCTGAGTCTACTATTGTTTCACACCCTTCAGGGCATTCTACGTTTAGTATCTCAGTGGTTTTTTTACATAGTGTTTGTCCTCCTTCTTCTACAATAGTATAACTATCATCTGGGCATTTACAATCCATTTTTTGTTTTATTAGTTGTTAAGGTACACAAAAGTATGTGCCTAAGACTACACTATTTTCATCTGTTTCAAAACCATAACCAGTATTAGGCATCTTAATAAATAATATGCCTACCAAAACTTCGTCTGTTATATTTCGAATTAAATTTCCTATAGCTGGCAATGCGCCGCTTCCATTGTGTTCATAATAAATATCCTCTGTGTTTGTTCCACACTTACCTGCCTCTGGTCTGCCTTCAAAACTTTGAAACGATGACCACGTTTCTGGATCGGGATCGGAAACTTCATTTGATATTACAGTTACTTCTATAGGTTCTCCTTCACATTCTGTGTCATTGTTATAAGCATTAATAGTATAAACAGCAGTTCCATCTCCCTGCAATGTTTGGATTATTGTTTCGCCTGTTCCGCTAGATGCACCCGTAACTCCTGTTTCTTGTACTTCCCAATAAAATTCAATATCCCCCTCAGAAGGACTTGATAAGCTTATTGTAAACTCTTCTCCTTCGTTTGCTGTGAGCGAACTTGGTGTTGCTACCACAGTTGGTGGTAATACTATTTGAATAGTCTCTACCTTTACACACTTTTTGTTTGCACTATCATAAGTAAACCCTGTTGGGCATAAATTTGTTATAGCAATACCTTGGCATTTTTGTGAATCTTCATCATAAGTATAGCCTTCTGGGCAATTTGTTGAAACTGTTCCTTCACAATCTGTTCCATTTATTACAAGACCCCCTGTTTCGCTATACTCTATGCAGTTATCATTTTCTAGTATATAATCTTTTTTAGTAATAAAGATCCTGTTATACCTACTATCATACCCCATAGTAATTCCTACACCATTAAAAGGGTTATCTACATCGTAGTTGGGTATACCCTCTAATATTTTAAAAGGCAATTGCTCTTTAAACCAAGCTTCCATGTTTGTTCTTTCCTCTCCATAGCTTTTAGAGATTTCTTCAAAACCGTTTTGCCCCAAAGGTTTTAAAAATATCTGTCCTCTTTTAGCATCCACAAAAATGTGTCCATTAGGTGTACCTAGTATTTGAAAACTTTGGCTACCTCTATAGCCCAACTCTGTATCAGACATTGTTGTAGGTCTTCTTCTAAATATAGCTCCTGTACCAAGTACTTGGTCTTGTGGGTTTTGTCCATCATCTACTATTTGATCTACCGCATTAAATATAACAGAAGTATTTTCAAAAGTAACTAATACCTGCCCACTTTCTAACTCAGACATCCCTGTAAATTTACCGTAAGAAGTTCTAAATTCGTACATGTTTAGTGCCCTAAAAATCAACCAGGGGTTTACATCTGAATTTTCAGAATTATCTGCTAAAGAATACATAGTACCATTCAGCATATCCGACTTCTTATTATACTCTTCTTGATTATAATTTACAGGTAATACATTCTTATTTAGTTTTAAAGGTGAGGGCGAGTAATTCTTGTTATAGAAAAAGGTGTTTCCTCTTCTACTTGGATTTGTAGAGGGTTGCGTCCACTCCATCTTATCCCCTACATTTGGGAAAAAGTTATTTTCTGGCTCTGGTTTACCGTATCTTAAGTTAGTATTTACAGTAGACTCTACTAAAAAGTTAGGGATGCCATTATACTCCAAATAAAATTTAGACGGCTCCTTAACATAAGAGCCTGAATAATCTACACAATCTAGACTATACTCACTGTTTTGGAAGGGGAACAACTTCCCCCCTTCTCTTTCTTCTGAATCTATGCCAAAATTCAAATAGAATCTTGGTTCTTTACCTATATTTGCATAGAACTTATATTCGAATGCTTGCATGTCGGCTTGATTCATAGCCGTTGTGTTGAAAAAAGGAAAGCCCCTTCTAAAGGTGTGTCTTGATATATAACAGTCTCCTCCAAAAATACCAAACCATTCTGTCTTTGTTTTGTTTAAGTCTCCTGTATACCCAGTAGTTATCCACTTTATACTCCCTATTGTTCCATACTGAGCAGGTAAATAGTTTTTTAAAGTCACATACATAGAAGCCACATTAGACCTTATGTCATCCGATTTTGCTGATTGACATATACCATCTGCACTTGCATAAGTTTTAGATGCTGTATTTCTGTTACCACTTGCATTGTCGTAATTTATATAATCGGGATAATACTCTATCGTATGGTCGCTACCAGTAGCTAGTATAGTTGTTTTTTCTCTGTCTATATTATTTACTTCTAATCTTTCTCCTTGAACACTGTCTATAAAACTGAACCTACCTTCATTCAAACCTCTGTTTATGTTAAGAAATCTTATGTTGTCTTCAATAGAGTTATTAGGTTTAAAATAGTTGTAATATCCATGAGCTGTATAGAAATTAGCAAAATCTCTTCTTTTACCTAAATCTCTAAAAGTCTCTAGCCATTGGTATTTATACCTCGAATACTTAAAGATAGAACCTAGTACACTGCTAAAAACAGAAAGCCCTGCTCCTATTATTGGTGCTATAAAATTACCACCAGTAGAGCCTGGACCACCAACAAACCAAGTTCTAGAAACAATATCTGCTATTTGTGATAAAGATTCTGCTAGAATTTCTAAGGTTGCTAAAGTACTAGCAAGTCTTTTTAATTTCCTTCCTAGTATTGTGTATTTAGGGTGGTCTCTAACTACATCCATATTACCCTCACTTTTACCATATATGTAGCCGTCTACTACTAAATAAGATGCAGAAGCATTTTGTGAATTATAGTCTGTGTCTGGCGAATGGAAAGTCCAATTTGAATTTTCTTGGCTATTATACGGATGTGATATGAAATTGTCCCTATCTTTGTCCTTGTAGTGCATAACATCATCACCTAAAGAATTAAAAGGATAATTTGCATAGTGGACATCTCTACCTTTTTCAGTATACTTATATAAGTCAAATGTAATACCTCTAGCTACAATAGATTTTTCCGATTCTCTGTCACCTCTGAGTATTTCATAACCTTTTATGGCTTTTCTTTCTTCTTCTGTGATGAGGCTATTTTTAACAGCTATTTTTAAAAAATCATTTATTACCTCTTCATTTACAGTTATACCTAAAGGGTGTACTAGACTTTGAGCAAAAGACCCTATTGTGTTGGACGACATAAAAGGAGATATTTTATTATCTGGCATTCTAAAATGCCTAATAGGTTTACACCTAAAATCGGTAATGTCTTTTAAAATGTACTCCCCATTGTTTACTATGCCCTCTGTGTAATTTTCTTCAAAAAAATCCTTAAATCCTGTAGAAGTGTTTGTTAAAGTACCTTCTGAAAAATCTTCTGGGCTTATACTTAAATCTTTAGAGTTGTAAAGTTCAGCATTGTCTGGATAATTTACTGTGCTTTCTACATAAGCGAACTGTCCATTTTCATAAGATAATGGGTCGCTGCCTTGCTTTAAATTAAATACGCTAAAGCTGCAAAGGGCTCTCCATATTTGTGTTTTCTTACTTGTTATTTTGTCATAAGTGACAGTCACACTTTTAAACCTCTCTGGAAATATTGATATTTTAAAACAGCCTTGAGAACCTAATGCTATAAATTGAGGCTGAGGCAATGGTTCTGTATAGACTTGTAAAAGTTCACTAGACTGTTCATCTGGAGCAAATAGTGTATCCCCTATAAAAGTCAATATGCCGTTTTCTACTGCTATTTGATAACTAGAAGGAATGCCTTGTATGGTCTCTGTTTTACCTTTGTCATCTGTTATTATAAGGTCTGTTCCATCTTTCTTAAATTGTAACATTGTGCCAAGCCTATAATCAAAAAAGTTGTGGAAAATGGGCCCTTCTGAATTTGAACATGAGCTGTATATAGATAATCTATAGTTTGTCTGCCCTAAGTTATCTCTATCTTTAAAAAAGGATCTTGAAAAATCTAGTACAAAAGTGTCCTCTTTATTTTGAGGAATGTATTCATACCATGCAGCATTCTTCGCAACCCTATTGGTAAAAATAACATCATCAAAACTGTTTACTGGTGCTCCTTGTGTGCTTGCTACTTTATTGGTTAAC